CGACTTAACGTCGGATAGGGCTGAATTGAATCATGACTATCCCTCTAAGACGGTTCTTATTTTTGTACAGACAGGGGAGGACTAACCTGAGGAGATATCTACGGGCGTGACATCGATTGCGTTGTTTCCGAGCGAGGAAACTTCAAAATCGGTATCACCGGATATCGATACATTTACATCAATTGAGGCTGAGACAGTCTCATTGTACTGAAGGGGAGAGAGTAAACGAACAGACATTTGACCCATTGAAAAGGGGGTTGCATCGGAGTACGATCCATTGCAAACCCTTTTCCATTGAGTCGGGCTTCGCCAGGGAAAAACAATTTTAATTGTTGATATCCCTCGCGACACCTCGAAGACAGTGGTGTACTGTCCCATGGCTTCATCTGTGGTGAGGCCACTAGCTTCAAATCCGTAATGGGAACAGATCATCAGCTTGCAGGTGTGGTACATAGTGCACACCACCTTCAAATCAAAAACGATTCCACCACGCCAAAAGGACCAGGGGAGGGCTGCGAAAGACAATAGACTGAGGTCTATTTCATCGCCAACCGCTGCCTGGAAGAACTCCGAGCATGGACAGAGATCGCCAGTGAAAAGAATGGCATTAGGCAAGTCGGTTGCCGCAACTTGAAAAGTCTGGAGGTATGTTGGTGTTTTCAACATGGTGTCCAGACTCATCTCATTGTCTCCAAGACCAGTGATGGTTGGAGTGACGTGTGGCAAACTCGCTGCACAAAGATCTAGATTTTGTGCATATTCTATCCCGATCGAGTTTGCGATGTTCGGGCAAACCCTAACCAGGGCCGGGGGTGCGTTGAGACCTATGTTTGGTTTGTCCATAGGAACCTTCGCTTCTGTTGATCCGCCTTGGAAGGCATCTGAAGTGGCATTGCCTGCATCCATTGAGGCGTTCATGACATGGTCCAGATTGTAGTTGTTGGTGACGGCCTTGGTTTGGACGCCTCCTTGTACGATCACAGAGGTAGTTGTGGGGTTGAGTAGACTGAATTCATTGTTCTTGAAGGAGCCATAGATAGTGAGTGCTAGCGAGGTGACAGGAGCAGTGGCTCCAAATCTCAGCTTGTTAAACACTACCAATAGCAGAGTTCCAAGACCAGTTGAACTTGATCTAATGTCTAGATGTGATGAGGGGTGGACAAAAGGGATCTCAAAGTCCACGTTTGGGTTGTCTCCAGGGTGCAGATACATGTGTCGTGCCAAGCTAATTGAAGCTAGGCGACCTGAATAAACAAGCGAGGCTTGTGTTGTATCCATAAGAGGAGCCCAAACGAGGGCGAGAGTTCCGGAAGTGAACATAGTACTTTGTAGTTGAACTGAGACTACAGCTGTACCGCGCCAGAAAATATTGTTCTGCCAGGCTGGTTTCATAGCCTTGGCGTTGATCAAACTAAATGGCACGGGATAGGCTGCAATGACAGCTCCTTGGATTTGGGAGGCATCCCAAAAGGTTGTTCCTACAAATTGCTTACGTTCAACAAGAGAAGTGAGGTCGGGGGCTTTCTCACCAAGAGTGATGATGCTTGCGTCGTTGGCTAATGACCCAGCACTAACAGTGATGGCTTGATTGGGCATTGAAAACCCTTTGTCGGATTGGGTGATGACTTTCATTCTCAGCTCGCTTTTGGTTTCGCAAGTTGAGGTGTTTAGAAGCGTCACAGTTGTGAAAGAGTAGTCGGGATTGACTGAATACACATTTCGTGTGGGAAATGGGCTGGCGGCTGGCATGGTGACCTGCGCGCTAGCTGTGAAAGATGATGATCCTCCACTGTCCACATAAAATGGGTTGATCGAAATCGGGATCCCAATTGCAGTTCTATAACTTTGATGATTCATATTGGTGAGGTCATAGGTGGCGCCATTGACGCACACTTCGAAATTTCCACCAGGATTGATCCCATGGGCATACTCGGTTGTGTAGAGTGGAGCGGCCCATGAGTTGGAGGGGAAAGTTGTTAGTGGGCCAACGGCGGTGATTGTGTTGCTGGAAGGGACAGCCCAGATGCCAAGGAGGTTGACATTCAAATTAGTGGTCATTCCCGTATTATAAGAACGGGGTTGATTAAGTTGAATGGCAAACCCCAGGGATCTGAGATCAGCGTCCCCAATGAATTGTGTTGGGAAGTCAAAGAAGGTGGCCTGTGCGGGTCCAGGCGTTGGTAGGGTGTCTGAGGCCTTGATCTGAAGAAAGTTCAACTTCTGTTGTGTGAAGTCTAACTCATATCCAGAGAGGTCGTGAGTGAATGATAGGAATTGGTCAATAGAGAAAGGGGTTTCTCCAGAATGTGGGTAGTTATTGTTCGCAATGATTATGCGGGGGATCTGATACATGTTGAAGAAGCGTGAGCCATCTCCAAGAGCGGTGTAAATGACCCCTTGGTCTGCGAGACCACTAAAAACTACGTACCCACAATTGCAATAGTCCTGATTTAGTTCTGAGAGGAAATTGGGTACAACAATACAATTGTAAGGTGTTACAAAAGGTATTTGTACTTCCAGAATTCCCTTCTGGACGGCCATAGGGCCGGGCTCCATTGCGACTGGGGATGCTCTATAGAGAACCCGTTTCTGCACGACTTGGTCGGCAGAGAACGAGGCACTATAGAAGTAGGCCCCAGCTTGAGAGGAGAGAACTTTGAATCTGGAATTTAGCACAGCTTGTCGAAACATACGCGCATAATATCCTATCAGGGTGGGCGGGAAGTTGGGGTTAACGAGTCGATTGACCACGGAAGCCACAGGCACAGCGATGTCACTCGCTGCGTCAAAATATACCATCGGATGAAAGCGTTTCAAGCCTTCAAGGATGTCATGTTTTCGTTCAGTGTAGGCAGTGGGAGGTGGAGCTTTTCCATCCTCAGCGGCTGCGACTACAGTGATTACGGGGGCGGCTTCAATGGCTGTTGCTTCGGGTTGAGCGAGCATTTGAGCGATCGTTACTTGGGTGAAATTTTGGGTTTTCTTTGGGGCGTATTGTTTTTTGAACGCCCGTTTGTATACAATATATGGTAGTGTAGGGGCGGGGACTTGAGCCATGTACTGAGAGAAGGTGAGTTTGATGAATTTGGGGTCAAGCGTGTCGTGCTTGGCATCAGCTACATCTTGCCAATCTTCATTCAGTTTTGCGCTTTGTGTTTCCACAAGGCGTTTTCGCATTTCTGCGGAAAGCTTGTCGTCACCGAAGGTGATTACTATTCCTTCAGGGGTTTTGGTGTAGATGGGTCGGGGGGCCGCATCGTCTGCCAAAGCGGGGTGAAGGGTGGTTGAAATTTGGTACATAGGGGTCGAAACTCCCATGTCTTCTAAGAAGGTGTAGTCGGGCATGTTGTCCTGAGTCCACCGCAAATAGACGTCGTGATAGGAGAGGGGCACTTCTGCAATGCCTTCGTGTCTCCAGATCTCGGCGATCCTATTGCGGTAGAGCTGAAAACGTTCAACGCCTGAGGACCACAAACGGCAGAGGGCGTCGTTTCCAATGGCAACAGTTGCTTGCAAGCGGGTCAATGAAGACCCCCAATGCGAGCAGCTCTTGACAATGGATTCTTCTAGGATGACAGGGAAGTAATGTTGGGAGGGGATTGGTGAATCGGGATCATATCGAGTTTTGCATTTTAGGAATTCAATTTCACAGAGCGGGACGAGGTCAGGTTTGAGCTCGCCCTTGTCAGCTGCAGTGAAAATGATATCATATTCTGCTAAAAACTCGGAAATGGTCTTTGGGTTGAAGTATGAGACATTTTTGTTGACTGAAGTGGCGTTGTCGTCACCATAGACCACAAGTTTGATGAACTTGCGGTAGAATTCCAGACTTGAGAAATGGGGGGCGAATTGTTTTGAGAGATTGAGAAATGCTATTCGCCAGTGCATTTGCACAACCCAGGAGTTGAGGTTGGTGGTGTTGACACCGCCTGAGTTGTTGTGGCCCATCTTGGAGAAGAGCCATCTGCCAATGCGGCAGGGTGAAAAAGCAAGGGAATGCATAAGAAGGATTCGAGCGTCGTTGTCGTGTTTGGTGTTGTTGGGATTTGTGTCATAAAAAAGGTTTGCTGCTTCAGCATACTTTAACATGCACTGCGTGGTGACGCATCCCTCCATACCAGTGTAGTCGCCGGCGAATCCAACTTCTGAATTTCTTTGCCACCGTTGGTACATTTGTTCCCAGTCTTGACTGAAAACATTCATACCAACGGCGCTTTCTAAATCTATGAAGTGTGAGTAGATGTGATTGATGAAATCACCGAAGTATTTACGGTACAACAGTGTGGCTGAAACGGGGGAGGAAACGATCATACGAGTGGCTGGGACGCCATTCGTGTCAGTTCCCATGACTCGCTTCATTGGGCGTAATTCATCTTTTGTGTTGACGTTCCAAACGAACACGGGGGAGATACCTTGGGAGATAGCTTCCTCGCATTCACTTAGATCGTCAATGAGGGGTTGATCGATGATTTGTCGGGGGGTTTCTTTGGTGAAAAAAGAGGCCTTACCAGTGCCGGCGGGGGCGCGGTCGGCATACCCAAATCCAGCGGAAGTGTCCATTGGAATTGGGCCTAGACTCATTCTCTTTCCATCGGCATTGTGAATGCCACTGATGGCTTCTTGTGGGGTGAGAGCTTGGGGGGGTCTGAAAGTGGGGACTGACATGTACAATGAGTGAATATCATACATTGCCAGATCCATATCAGATTCTTTGAAGAGTTTGATTGGTCGGCAGAGTTTGGCAAAGGCCACTGTTTTGATGGAGGCAGTGGAATGGCCAGGATTAAGTAGGTGGTTTGGTCCCGCGACCGCGGGAGCATAGACGCCTTTTGGGCACCACTGCTCACCGTGGTAGGGGAGTTCTTGAAAATTTGTTTTGTCAGGTGAGCGTGGGACTTTATCTAGCCGGCCATACACAACTGAATCTCCAGGGGGGATGTGGGGGTATTCTAATGAAGTGTCGCAGGGCCAAGCTTGTTGGCTTTGCACTACGACGTTGCAACGTTCAATTGCAAGTTCGATGAGGTCGCGGGTGAGTTTGACAGCGATCCCTACTGTTCCTTTGCGGGAACCAGGGTTGGTTACTTTTGCTACATGTAATCCAACGACGGCTCTCATTTGGGGAGAGTAGAGAACGTTGCCACAATCGCCAGCATTTAGGGCTTGATATTCCCAATAATCAGTGACATAGCATTCCTTCATGGTGAGAAGTTCTTCATTGTCAAATGAGTATTGAAGCATTTCAAGCCGTAAAACGGCGTTGGTGGGGATGACGTCCCCATTGCGTGCGAGGATTTGGCCTCGCATTTGTGGGTAGTGTGTTTGGACGTCGGCTGTTGTGAGATGTGGTAGGATGTTAGCGAAAGCAGGTATTCGATTGTTGAAATCGTACACTACTAGATCAGCTTTGCAGCCTACTGGGTGTTGAAATCCGTGGATGTTTTGTGCGGAGTACATGGTTTTGACTTTCATCAGACCACGTTTGAGTTCTAGTGGGTGTTCGCCTGGGATCAGGCCAACAGTGCCTTCTGTGTCTCTACACATGAAGAAGTGTCTCGGAAAAATGGCAATTGTGCCCATAATTCCAAGTCCTCCTACTGTGAGGTATTTCCCTTTGTACTCCATAGTGATTTCTATGAGATTTGATTGAATTTTTGTGGCGGGTTCGTCGAGAACAGCACTTGCTTGGGCTTGGCCAAGTGCAGAGTAGGGGTTGTGTGAGGTGGGGATGGTCATGTCGCGGTGTTGGCGAGACATAGGTTCAAGTCCGCGATCTTGCATCGCATAGACTCGGTTCCAACCATCGGCGTCAGGGCCTTGGAAACGTTCTGTTCGTCGAACGTTGTCGTCTTCATTGTGTGGGTTGTGTTTGTCTCCACGATTTCGTTTTTCAACGTAGTCGTTTTGAAAGCGGGCTTCGCGTTGATTTCTTTCTTTGGGGTCGCGGGATTGTACTTCGCTGTCCCAGGGGGGGAAACCATTGGCGGTTCGCCAGTTGTTGTCGTATGTGAATTGCCAGGGAACGATCCCGGCTTCGATTTGCTTTCGCATTTTTCGCGCTTCTGATTTCTCAGCTACGAAAGTGCCAAAACAAGAGATGACTGTGTAGAATGTGCAGGCTGTGATGAAGCCAGAGATGGCTGTTGAGATGTGTTTGTGTGAGTATGCTCCAAATTGTGAATCGAGTTTACTTGCTGGATCAATCGCGGCTAGGATTTTCATCCATGGCCAGGTGGCGAGATCGCGGTATTTGTAAACGCAATAAAGAACCATTTCTGTTGGAGAAACGGCTCCATTTTTGGTGATGTAGTTCTCCACATTTCTAATGTGAGCTTGTTCTATTGTTTGTGCTAGTGATTCATGTCTGAGTATGATTTCTGTGGCGCGTTTTAGGGCATCGTCGGAAGTGGTCCAACCATGTGCTGATTGACTTTCACCAGCTCTAATGACTCCTTCAACGGTTTGCATTGCTTGTCGGAAAGCAAAGTCTGGGCGCATGGGTTCGCCATTGCGCTTGAGGTTGAATAGACTCATGAGTTGTTGTGTGTAAGAGCCTTCAAATTGGGAAAACTGCATACCAGCAGCGGTCATCTGTTCTTCGATGACTTGATATTCAGGGCCAATTGGTGGTGGGACATTGCCATCCTGAAAGGAGGCCTTCTTCAAGGCCTCGAGAAAGATGGGGTTGGTCATGATGAGCTTGGACATGTTGTTGTTGTACATGTTCATGGCCGCTGAATTGGCTTTGATGAGGAAGTGTAGTGTTTTTGGGTTGAAGTTTGCGTTGTTAATGAGTGCTTGGACGGGTGCCCATTCACCATGAATGCGCTTGAAGTAAAAGGTACTGGGACCAATTTCGGAAGCGAAGGCAGAGTCGCCTTCTGGTAGTGGGACATAGCGCATGTTAAGTGGGATGGTCAACTCTGAGTTGACTGGAACAGTGATTGGATAGTTTTTCTTTTCGTCGTATTCAACGGGAGGGGAAGTGGAAGCTTCACATTTGAAATCGTCTACAGGTGTGGGTTCCTGCATTTGAGTTTTGAC